TTGTATAGTCGGAAACGATGAAAAACACAAAAAAATCCACAATTTCTTGTAGATTTTTGTAAGTGTCTGATTATCAGCCTAGTAATACATGTCTTCCCAGTAATCTGCAACAAATTTCGCTTGGAAAGTAACAAGGTCAGTAGAAGACCAATCGCCATCATCCCAACCTGCGAAATTTTGAATTTGTGCATTATAATAAGTAATTCTTCTAATAATGTGACCTTCTTTATCATGTATATGGCAAACAATATCAGAAATAATATTTTTCTTATAGTGTACTGAACCATCTTCATTATTCCATACTAGGTCATACCAATCTTTCATCATTCTCCAAGTAAATACTTGATAAGCGCTATTTTGGTTCATGTTAAAATCAACAGTAAAATCAGTTGATGTTGTATCAGGAAATGTCAAGAATTTTCTTGTTGAATACTTAAATCTTTGATCTTGTGCAGCGATTTCTGGGTATTTTGGAAATGTTATTTTTGTTGTATTTTCCAATAACAAAGTCTCATGTCCTGGATGTAACGCTTGAATTGCTGGTGGCAATAAGATTAGAACTTCATACAGATTCTTATATACAGGTTCCCAAACTTGGTTGTGTGATTGTATATTTGTAAAATGTGGTAATGGCATAATATTTTAATTATTTTTTGTTATATAGTTATATATAAAATTATATAACGTCTATTTTCAACTTTTTTGTTTAACTTATATATTAAATAAAAATAATGATTTTTTGTTATTTTTTCCAAACATAACATATGTGACCAGAATTATATATTCTATAAATATTTTTAGAATTCATTATATTATGTTCAGTGCCAATACCATCTAATTTACTTTTTCTAAAATTAAATCGGTGTTTTCTTATTTTATCAATCACATAATGATAACTTTCTTTTGTTGTGTGTTTTTTAATAAAATTCATTTTTGTATATAAATCACCATTAGAATAACTCCTATCAGCATAAGAAATTATTTCATTTACATTATATTTTTTTATAAAATAATTAAACAATTTAGAAGCACCACCAACTACATTATTATATTTTTTATTACAAAATCTAAGCAACTCATAATCATATGTGTTTGTTTTTCCAATACCCAGTCTATTTTTTCCAAAAGTCATCAAAGAAACCAATTCATTATTATAAAATAAGCCAAGTTTTATTTTTGAGCCAACAAATCCTTGAATATGATTTTTATCAAGAAAGTCTCTAATCAATTTATTATCAGTTATTTCTTTTACTTCACATTTTCTAGCAAAAATTTTATTTGGTGTTTTTCCTAATTTATTTAAAATCATTGATTTAATTATATCTTGTTTATATATCCAATCATCTTCCCATACATGAATTAATTGAATTCCTTTTTCTAAACATTTTTCGGTTTTTTCTAAATGATAATTTTTTGTTTTGTGAAGTTCTGAATGCCAATATAGACCATTAAATTCAAAAGCAATATTCAAATCAGGTAAATAAATATCTAATTCTGTTTTAATTAAATTTCTATCATTTTCAATTATTTTATTTTTATAATTATCTTTTATAAAATTTAACAAATCAATTTCTAATCCTGAAATTGATTTATTTATTGGATTGCAATGAGTACACAATATTGTGTCGGAACGTCTTCTACTATTTAAAAGAATATAATTAATTTTGAATATGTGACCTTTTTCACACATCATAGTATATTCTTTTTTTTCTAAATCTAAATTTAAAACTTTATATTCTGAGTAATATTTTAAATATTTTTCTAAAATTGTTTTATTTAATTTTTTTAATGCTTTCTTTTTTATTGTTTCGTTTTGTAATGGATATTCAACACCATATTTTTTCAACATAGTATTTTTTATTTTTTGATTTATCTTTTCATTTTGTTTAACATTTTCAACACCATATCTTTTTAAATTAGTTTTTTTAATTTTTTCTTTTATTTCAATAGATTTAATTGGTGTTTCTACACCATAATTTTTATATAATGTTTTTTTTGATTTATTTTTTATATCATTATTTAATAATGGACAATTTTCACCATATTTTTGATTATTTGTGTTTATTATTTTATTTTTAATAATTTCATTTTCTGATGGCGTTTTTGTTCCAAAATTTTTAATATTTGTTTCTTTTCTTTTTTGTTTTATATCATCACTTTTATCCATACATTTTTTGGAACAATAATTATAATATCCTATTGAACTATTTTTAAATTTAACATTATTTCCACAATAACATTTAACTTTTGTTGTTATATTATTAAACCAATGATATACCTGTTGATTAAAAGGTAAATCTTTTAATTCATTATTTTCACTAAATTTAATAACTTCAGACAAAATATCACTATAATGTTTTTCCAAATATGATAACCTAAACATTTTCCCAGATTTATCTATATTTTGTTCAAATTTTAATTTCAACATTTCTATATATGTTTCTTTTATTCCTATATAATAAAAAAAAAAGGAGTCAAATTTAACTCCTTTTTTATTTTAGTTAGTTATTATTGGAATCCACCAGATTCGATGTCACCTTTTTTCAAGATTGTGATATTATTTACGATAATACCCATACCTTTTATGACTTCGATGTAAGTATCAAGGACACCCATTTGTAGGTCAATTATGTAATTTGTATTATTTGTTTCGTCTATCACATTTCTAAAGTTATATAATGCATCTCTATCTTGTAAATCTTTACAAATTTTATCTGCTCTGAATTTAATCTCACCTCTAATTTCTGGTGTATTAAATCTCCATTGATATCTCAATAACATATCGTATAGTGAGTTTTCTAACTCAATAAGAACTTCTCTTGTGTGTAAGAAACTCAATGAACTGAATGGGAATACTTGTGCAGTACTTTCACTGTTAATACAGTATCCAGCATTTCTTTTCTTAACGATAGGGTTAAGGTTCATTTGGTATAAGTTTTCAAGGTCATCATCTGTGAAATCCATTTCAACACCACCAATATCTGTTACTCTACCATTACTGATACCAGCTGCGATAGTCCAAGGGACGATTGATGCAGAAGAAGTTGTGAATTTTCTCATATAAGTAGAAGCACACCATGCTGCTGGTGGAACGTTTTTAGGAATACCTTGGTCGTCAATTCTTACATAAGGGAAGAAGTATCCAACACAACTTCTACCAACACCTTCAGCGAATGAGTATAATTGAGATGGGTTTTTACTTTCGTCACCTCCTGCCATTAAGAACGCAGTATTTAAAGTTCTATCATCGTTTATGAATGATGGATTTGAACTGGCTTTTAATTCTTTAACACTTGGTGCATTAATGAATCCTAAGCAGTTTAATTTCTGACCACAAAGGTCTGCAAGAACTTGTTTTGATTGACTTTCAAGACCTAATCCAAATGAATCAACTAAATATCTCCAAGAAATTTTATTCTTATTAATAAGACCTTTTGCAAGGTTTGTTGTTTTATCAACTACATCAAGAATAGTATTTTGTCTTACATCTGTTCCGTTAGGAATAGAATCTGCGTGAATTGTGAATGGTATTAATTTAATACCTTTATAAGTATCAACATAAACATCAACTTGTGGATAAACCATAGTTTGATAATCAGGTTCATCTTCTGTGTTAGTAATTGTTGTAATTTTGATTGGAGCATCCGTTTTAAGGATTTTCCAATTTGGATTTGTTGAATCTTGAATAGCAGAAATAATTCTTGTTAATTTCTTTGGATCACCTTCAGCAGTTTCATCATAATAAGCTTCAATAAAGTCACCTTTTCCAATTTCTGAGAATCTAATACTATCAACTTTAATTTCATATACATTATTTGGAAGTTTAGACTCATTCAAATCTTCAATTTCTAATGTTTGTTTATAGTTACTTGTATTTGACCAAATTGTAAATGATTCATTATACGTAGAAGGAGTATCCCATCCTGTGATAGGTTCTGATGAACCTGTATCTGAAACAAAGTCGATATATAATTTATCTGTATTTTGTAACCACATTTTCAAGTAAATTTTAGTTGAACCACTATTTTCTACATAACCATAATCATTATTATTAATAATACCGTTATAGTAATCTAAATATAATGTTGAGTATTTACCAATAACACCTGCTGATAATGTAGTTTGTCCTGAACCACTTAAATCACTAACTGGTGCTAATGTTGTTATTAATCTATCTGTTGATGTGCTACCAATAACAAATTCATTGTCAATGTAATATAACAACCAAGCATACGTTCCTACACCAGTATCATAAAAATTGGTATAATCATCGCTTCCTATAGGAATTACTATTGTAGCATTTAAACTTATTGACTTATCAGTAAATGTTGCATTTTCAATATATTTTTTATATCCTGTAGAAGCATTAATAATAACACCTTTACCATCATTTAAACCAGCTTCTATTTCATCATATGCGGATCTATATCTAATTTGATTATAATCTGAGAAATCTGGTGATCCTGATGTATTACCAAAAGTCAATTGTAGATAATTCACACCATTTGATGTGTATCCAGACATTGTAATACCATCTAATAAAACATAACCATTTTCATCCATTGATACAGGCGTATAATCTGTTAATATAGCGAATTCTGTTGTTGCACTTGATGTAACACCTGTTTCAATATAATGATGAACATATCCTAAGATAATAGAATCATCTATTGTGAATTGTGGTGGTTCTGCACCAGCCTCTTGTGTTCCTTTTAATATTTGAACTTCTGCTTCATCACCAGCAGTTAAATAAAGAACATCATATCTTTCAACTGTTGTTGTTAATGGATCACCTATTTCAAGTGGATCGAAACTATATTCTGTTTTTCCTGTATTAAATGTATATTGTTCTCCACCGATATTAAATACTTTATCAGAAACGGTCATATCAAATCTTAATTGTTGTATGTATAAATTTTCTGGTGGTGTTGTATTATCAATAGTGATTGTAGCACCACCAATAGTGGCTTTTAATCTCCACATTCTACTACTATCACTTATATCA